GACCCCTCCTACTTCCTTAACAACTACGCAAGAATATCGCACCCATTACATGGACTTATTCTTTTTAACACTTTCGACTTCCAAGATGACCTCTTGGAAAATTTTAATGATTATCGTTTTAATGTTATTCTAAAAGCGCGCCAGCTTGGAATCTCAACGATCACCGCAGGTTATATCGTATGGATGATGTTGTTTCATCGAGACAAGGCTATTCTCGTTATGGCTACCAAATTTGCGACAGCTGGAAACTTAGTTAAAAAAGTCAAGAGCATCATGCGCAATGTTCCAGATTGGCTGAAGATTGCAAAGATTAGTGTCGACAACCGCACATCTTTTGAGCTTTCTAATGGTTCTTCGATCAAGGCCGCCTCGACTTCTGGCGATGCTGGTCGTTCAGAGGCATTGTCCCTTCTTGTTCTTGACGAGGCTGCCCATATCGAAAACCTTGAAGAGCTGTGGACTGGTCTATATCCTACGCTTTCTACTGGTGGTCGCTGCATTGCCCTATCAACGCCGAACGGTGTTGGTAACTGGTTTCATAAAACGTGCACGGACTCCGAAGCCGGCACGAACAACTTTAATCTTACAGTGTTGCAGTGGGATGTTCACCCCGAAAGAGATAAAGACTGGTACAAGAAAGAAACAAAAAACATGTCCAAGAGACAGATTGCACAAGAACTCGAATGTAACTTTAACACTTCAGGTGAGACAGTCATCGATCCAGAATGTATGGAATACTTATTATCCACAATTTGCGAACCAAAGCATAGAACCGGCTTCGATCGCAATTTTTGGATATGGGAAGAATTTGATCCTACCTGCAATTATTTAATGGTTGCCGATGTTTCTCGCGGCGACGGTGCAGATTTTTCTACATTTCATATCGTTAAACTTGAAACGCTAGAAATTGTGGGAGAGTATCAAGGCAAGCCAACAATTGATATGTTTGCGAATATGCTAAACAGCGTTGGGAGAGAATTTGGTGGCTGTATGCTTGTGGTCGAGAATAACAATATTGGATATTCTGTATTGGATAAACTTATAAATGATTTTCGATATCCAAATGTTTATCATTCGATTAAGTCAACACACGAATATATTGAACAACATCAGGCTGAGATAAGAAATTCGGCAGTTCCAGGGTTTACCACTTCGATGAAGACGCGCCCTCTCATAATAGCCAAATTAGAGGAGTTTATCAGAAACAAACTAATTACGATATATTCTTCTCGCACAACTAATGAGATGAAAACTTTTATTTGGAGGAATGGTAGGCCGCAAGCAATGAAAGGCTACAATGATGATTTAATTATGGCGCTCGCAATTGCATGCTGGGTAAGAGACACAGCATTGCAGGCAAATGCAAGAGATTTAAATTATCAAAAGGCTTTTGTTAATGCGGTTTATACTACAAGAACCACCATGAATACTCAAATCAAAGGCCAACAAGGCTACAAAAGAAATGAAGTTTTTGATAAAATGACTGAAGCAGAGAAAATGTACACACAATATAAGTGGATCATAAAGTGAGGAATAGATGGCACCAATAAACCCAAAACAAGGAAAAAACCCTGCAAATAGATCATCAATGCTTTTTAAATCATTGACAAGATTGTTTTCGGGCCCAATTGTAAATTATAGATCTCAATCGGGTCGAAGAATTAGAAGACAGCATTTAGATAAATTCTCCTCAAGATTTAAATCTGCATCGGGACAACAGTTTAAAAAATCTTTATATAATCCCCTGGATCAAATTTCAACTAATGCAATCGCGAATCAACGTAGGGCTGAGCGTTATGTGGATTTTGATCAAATGGAATATATGCCAGAGATTGCATCTACGATGGACATTTATGCCGATGAAATGACGACCTATTCATCTCTTCGACCGATGTTAAACATTAAATGTCCTAATGAGGAGATTAGGGCGGTCCTTGATGTTCTTTATGAAAATATTTTAAATGTTCAATACAACTTATTTGGTTGGGCTCGCACGATGTGTAAGTATGGAGACTTCTTTTTATATTTAGATATAGATGAAAAGTTTGGTATTAAATCAGTAATTGTGCTGCCCCCTACGGAAGTTGAAAGATTAGAGGGATTAGATACAACTAATCCAAACTATGTCCAGTATCAATGGAACTCCGCTGGAATGACATTTGAAAATTGGCAAATTTCTCATTTTAGAATTTTAGGTCACGATAAGTATGCCCCCTATGGCACATCTATTCTTGAGCCTGCACGCCGCATCTGGCGCCAGCTAACGCTTATGGAAGACGCAATGATGGCATACCGTGTCATTCGTTCTTCTGAGAGAAGATTATTTAAAATTGATGTTGGCGCCATTCCTCCGCAAGAGGTAGAGCAGTACATGCAAAAGATTGTAACGCAACTTAAGCGTCATTCGGTTGTTGATTCTGCAACCGGCCGCATGGATTTACGCTATAATCCAATGTCTATTGAAGAAGACTATTTTATTCCCATCCGGCCTGGATCGGCGACAGACATAGTAAACCTTGCAGGAGGCTCAAACACTACGCAGATTGATGACGTTAAGTATCTTCGCGATAAGCTTTTTTCGGCATTGAAAATTCCTCAGTCGTATCTTACAATGGGCGAGGGTGCCGAAGAAGACAAGACAACTTTGGCACAAAAAGACATTAGATTTGCAAGAACAATTCAAAGATTACAGAGAGTTATAGTATCAGAGCTGGAAAAGATTGGAATTGTTCATCTTTATACGCTTGGGTTCAGAGGAGATGATTTGCTGTCGTTTAGTCTGGCTTTAAATAATCCGTCAAAGATTGCAGAACTTCAAGAGATAGAGCATTGGAAGGCTAAATTCGATATTGCCGGCGGCGCCACCGAGGGATTCTTTTCTAGACGTTGGGTTACGGAGCATATTTTCGGCATGTCTCATGAGGAATTTATACGCAATCAGCGCGAAATGTATTATGACCGCAAGCAAGATGCAGCGCTTCAGGCCGTAGCCGAAGCCGCAGCTGCAGAAGGTGCAGCCGGCGGCGGCTTAGGTGCAGATGCCGGCGGGGGTCTCGGTGGGGATCTCGGTGGTGATCTCGGTGGGGATCTCGGTGGTGATCTCGGCGGTGATCTCGGCGGTGATCTTGGCGGCGGCGAAGAGATGCCAGCTGGAGAAGCCGGCGCCGAAGAAGCCGGCGGCGAAGATTCAGCTCTACTGGCAGTCCCTCCAGGATCTAGAGATTCACCACGTTTAACTCCAAGATCAAAAGGCAAGGCTTATTATCCTGTTAAAAGGGATAAGAGGGCTAGCGGAGCAAGAACACGATCTTATGCATCGAAATATTCAAAAGAAAAGAGCAGTGCCGCCTTAAGAAATATTATGCCAGGAATACAGGATATTGGCTCTATTGCAAAAATGGGTGGCCTTGCTACTGGTATTTATGAACAAGATGAGTCTATTTATAATTTGAGAGAGCAATCAGAGGAAAAGAAACTTTTTAAGGTTAATGAATCTATTCGTAATCTTTTGAAAGGTTTGGAAGATAATAAGAAAACAATAACGGAACAAAAAGATGAGAATAAAGCACAATAAAAAGAGAAACACCGCTTTCGTTTACGAGGCACTAATTGTTGAGGCAACGGTTGCAGTTTTAAAGAAAGATGTGCACAGACAAAATAAAGTAATTAACATTATAAAGAAACACTTTAATTCTGACACTATTTTAAAAAAGGACTTAAATTGTTATCGTTCTTTATATGAGAGCCAAAATTTTAAAACCGATGCTTCAAAAAGAATCGTGAGAGAGGCAAGGCTGCAGCAAAAACTATTAGACCCCAATGGTGTTTTTGAGGCGCAAACACAACTAATTCATGATATTAACAAGAATCTTAGCCCTTCTATTTTTAATAACTTTGTTCCAAACTACAAAACACTAGCTTCTATCACACAGATGTTTTCAGATAAGACTTCTCCAAAAGATCAGATTATTTTAGAGAATCAAATAATCTTAGACATGACGAAGGCCAAACAGGCTACAGAAGAAGAGCTTGTAGATAAAACTGTTTATAAGACTTTCGTTGGAAAATTTAATGATAAATATGAAGCTGGATTGCTTTCTGAGCAAAAGGAACTGTTAACATATTATATTTCTTCTTTTACTGATAATGCGGTTTCATTAAAAATATTTCTTAATGAGGAAATCGCTCGTCTCAAAACGCAACTAAGAGGGGCAAGAAATACTGAAGAAATTAATACTGATCAAAATATGTTAAAAAAGACCGACGCTATCATTGAAAAACTAGAAAACTTTTCAAAAGAACCAATTAGCGATGAGCTTCTTCTAACAGTTCTTAAAACACAGGCGCTTGTAAAGGAAATTTATACCGATGGCAATAATAATTAAGATTGGCCCCGGCGCGAACGATGCAAAAGTTCGCCTGGAGATGGACGTTCGTAAAAGTATGAACGGCGATTTAATGATTTTTGATCATGGCGATATTGATATTGTTCTTTCTACTGCTAAAAATAAGATTATTGCATTTCCAAAAGACACAATGAACGATTTGGTTTATGGTGCGCAAAATAGATTATTTGCTCATCTTCGCAAAAAAGGATTAATTATTCCCGAATCAATCCAGGGGGGCTCTTTTTACGGCTCTTTTGAGGCAACGATGGAACAGGCATCGTCAGAAGAATTAAGTACTCCTAAAATGTCGCTTATTAATATATCAAAATTCATTGATGAGGAGCGACCCTATTTTGAGTCAACAGAGGCAATTGTTTCTATAACAGATGATGAGCTATCGCACCCCGATAAAGAAGACTCTACTGAACTTGGAGAAGTTCCCCAGAGAGCACAGCAGGGTTCCATTAGAAAGGGCTACGTTCGCGATCCATATTCTTTGAATTATTTATATACATTTGAGTAGGAGATTTTTAAATGTCAGAACTCTTAACGTTTATACTGTGCGCCTATGGACTAACACAAATTCTTGTCTATGGTAAGATTTTTTCTAGACTAAGGCCCAAGAAAGGCAAACTCGGAGAATTAGCAAATTGTCCCATGTGTATGGGTTTTCACGTTGGGTGGATTTTAATGCTACTTTCTCCGTTTACGGAACTATTTAGTTTTGATGTAACTGTATTCAATTTCTTCCTTTTAGGGTCTTTGTCGTCAGGTACATCATACATACTCAATATGATTTTCGGAGACAATGGAGTTAAATATGAATACAAGAACATGGACGAATAAGTGGATGTTGCAGCCTGTACGGCGTTGCTGTAAAGGATCGTGACTATGAAAATGACAAAAAAACAACTTAATAACATTATTAATGAAGAGATCGAATCTATGATTCAGAATGGAGAGATCGATGAGGGTTTCCTTGGCCGCACAGCAACCCGCGCCCGAGCTGCCGCTGGCAAGTTAAAAGATAAAGTTGCCGGCACCTACAAGGGCGGCATGGCCGGCCTAAAAGGAGATGTCAAAGGCGTCGAGGCCGCCATGGCCCAGAAGAAAGGCGCCGAAGAGAAAGCCCTTGCAGTTAAGGCCGCCCGAACCGTCCGAGCCCACTCAGAGGCCATGCAAAAAGATCTCGATGCGCTAGGTGTGCTTGAGATATATCCCGAAGTGCGAAGGGCCATTGACGCACTGAACAAAGTTGTTCAAGGAGAGATTGGCCAAGCAGCTGGCATTGCAGATAAGCCTGGAGTTAAATAAGTGGGCAAAAAACTTTTACGAGAATACTATGAACTCTGTGAAGGAGGCATCTGTCAAGATCTTCTAACTGAAGAAGAGAAAAGATATGTCGCCAATGGCGGCATGATTTTGTCTGGAAAGCTACAAGAGGCAGATATTCAAAATGGTAATGGTAGGATTTATCCCCATCGTGTTTTGATGCGCGAGATGAAAAACTACGAGAAGCTTGTAAAAGAAAAGAGGGCCCTCGGTGAATTAGATCACCCTGAAGACTCTGTTATTAATCTTAAAAATGCGTCTCACTTGGTAACAGACGTGTGGTGGGACAACAAGAATGTAATGGGAAAAGTAAAAGTTTTAGACACTCCCTCTGGTCAAGTTTTAAAAAGTTTAGTTAGTTCGGGCGTAAAGCTCGGCATCTCTTCTCGTGGAATGGGCTCTGTACAAGAAAGCGCTGGCCAAACAATTGTTGAAGATGATTTCCAATTAATATGTTTTGATTTTGTTTCTGAGCCTTCTACTCCTAATGCGTTTATGATGCAAGAAGCAAAGGGCTTCAATAACAAGGTGTTCACAAAGGCAGACAGAATCAATAGACTATTAAATGAGGTTTTAGAAAATGACAAATAAATGGTCAAGCTTCGGTACCGATCAGAAAATTATGAATGACTGGAGAGCCTATATGACGGGCGACAAGGTTGAGGGTTGGTATGGCTTAGTTAAGGAAGAGTACAGCAAGTTATTGCTGGAAAGTGGCCGGCCCGATCTACTAGAAGAGGGCTTTTGGGAAAAAGCCAAGTATTATATGGGCAAATTCGGCTCTCTTGAAAAGGGGGGTAAAATATTTGGCCGCGGCAAGGCCGAGCGCGAGGCTAAGTTAAAATTAGCCAATGCAATAGATAATGCCTCTAATAAGCTTGTCAAAGATCTTAACGCTAAGATGAAGGAAGAGTTCCCTGAATTCCCCAACATGGAGAAACAGGAAGACTGGGTAAAGGCCCTATTAAACATTGGAGCTGTATATGATTCTATTGTGGCTGCAACTGAAAAAGATCCGAAAGATCCTGAGTACTTGGATTCGCACTCCGCGAATTCAGTTATTGAATCCCTTAGACTATATACGCGACACCAGCTTGACTATAAGTTGTCAGATATTTATAAGCACTTCAAGGAAGGCCTCGACAGAGAAGCTAATAAGAAAATAAGCGTTCGCTTATACGAACAAGAGGGCCAAGCCCCAACGACCGCGAAAGATTGGCAGCAACGCAGTGCTCGCGGGAAAGAAGCTCCTTATACTAAGAGAGGCCGCGTTGGCGGCAGAACAGAAGACGAATCAACAGTCATCAAGGGATTAGAAAGTAATGTTTTTCCTGCTCTTTTAGCGGCCAGCGGCGCCGTTGGTATTTTGGCTGGCCTAGTGCTTCAGACTGATTGGTTTAAGGGCCTTGTAACCAAAACAGTTGAACCAGAATACATTAAACAAACTGGCGAAGTCAACAAAGAAGCCCTTGATCAAATTGAAACAAATCTGTCCCCCCAGGAAGGCGAGGGAGTTACTCAGATGATGGGTCGAGTTATGGAGGGCGATCCAACGCACTTTGGTCCAGACACTCCAATTAGTGAACTGCAGTCTGCCATGACAGAGAAAGGTATTACTCCGGAAGACTTATCGAAACTTTCAAAAGACCCTGGTCAATTTATGGAAGCATGGGGCGAAGCAACTAGCGGAGCAGATCCTAGCTCTAGTTTGTCAGATGTCTTTGGTGGAGGCGGCGATGTTACTACTGTTGTCAAAGATGTGGTAAAGCAGGCTCCGGATTTTTCTAATTTAACTGTTGCCGGCGCAGCCGAGCAATTTCAAAACTTAAACCCAGCACAGATAGAAAAATTTAATGCTATTACTCAGCAGATCGGGTCAAACACCGGCATGCCCGCCTATGATGCATCAAATGTTGCTAAATTACTAAACGATCCGGCAACGCTACGGGCCCACGGCGCCGCCTCAATGTGGACAGGCAAAGCAGGCATCGGGGACTCCAAGTCGATGCAGACCATTGGAG